TCACGAAATCAATTATCATGTCCTCTCTGATGACTACGATGTGGATGACCTAATCCATATGGATCGTGTCCCCGAGGATTCCATCTACATTGAAGAGTGGATCAAGACTGGCCGCAAGCGCTGTGTGCTCTTCTACGAGGGAGAGGCGATCACGCGCGATACATTCGATCCTTTTGAGGACGAGCCGTATGTTCCTTGGATTTGGATCGGAGACAAGAAGACGGAGGTTGACCTTACGCATGCCATGCAGAAGTACATGGCGGTTGGCAACGTCATTCGCCTTGACCTCATTCTCCACATGATTCAGGTCCACTACGACACGGAGATTATGTACATTGATGCTCGGACATTGGAGGAGGTAAAGTTTCCGGCATCGGGAGTAAGGATCGTCGCTGCAAATGGCAACAAGAATACCCTTGCCGCCTAAGCCGTTCAAAGTTGCTGAGCGATACATTCAACTTCAAGCAAAGTGTGCGCCTACCTCGTGGATGGAGACCGCCCGAATGATAGGTGATATGATTCTTGTGCCAATCATACTTCTCTTTTTCATTGCAATGGGGACCGCTGACCCGCTCACAGTTGCCATGAACGGTATGAAAGCATACCAAGCATGGGAAGAGTACGTCGAGTACACACGCCTTCGCTTTGAAGTTCAGGCTATGCTCTTGCATTGCAAATCAGTTGGAGGGCCGTTCATTGTTACAAACGATCCCAAATATATGCCTTATGTACTCGCGGATGCCGTCTACCGGACGTCGCAAAGCTCCTTGTCCTAGGGGGCGTCGCAAAGCTCCTAGCGGGTTCCCGTCGGGATGGCAAAGGCGCCGCCGACAGGAGGATTGGACTCGTATCCACCAAAGTCTGCCAGACCGCGAGATCCCGACCCCGTGAAGCTGTATCCAACACCCGAAACCGACCCGCCACCCCGCATCGTGCGACGGCGACTGCGACGGCTCTTTCCCTTCCGAGACCGGCGGCGGTGACGACCACCCGATCTCGGTGCAGTCGGACCCATATTCGGAGGCGGGCTAGTTCCACTACAGTGTCCAAGGGGATCGCCGTTCGCGTTCTTGGGATCTGCAATTTCTTCACCAATGCCAAGAAGACCAGCCGAAGGATGACCTTCCGGATGTTGCATAAGCGTGTATCCATACGGAGCGGCAATCCACGTGCGACCTTCCGCTACACACTGTTGTTCCGGAAAAAGCTTTTTCCCGTCATCGTTAACGATGTCTCCCACGACCGGAGGAGCATCAAGATCAGCACCACCCCGGCGGCGGCGACGACGACCACCCGTTGGCGTATACGGCGCACCGCCGACGACCGACGTCAAGTTCGGGACATACGAAAGGGCACCCACAGCAATCGGGGCACCTACGCCATACCCATTGCCTCCACGCATTTTACCAGAACGGCGACGACCACCCATCTTTGAGCAACTCATTTACTCTACAGTCGGAAGATAAACGCCGATCGTCCCAGGAACTCCGTCGTACTGTTCAACTCCCCGAACATGTGTGCCTACAGGGGCATCTGCAATTGGCATCAAGGCTACAAGGTCCGGAAAATGAAAGAGCTCTAGCAGCTCGGCGATCTTTGCCTGTCGCTCAGCAAACGTAAGTGTCTCGTGAATACGGGTTCCGTTCAAGACCAGGACATCATATACGATATAGCTCTTGGGCGCCAATCGAACGACTCGAAAAATGGTATCACAACAGAGTCTCTCATCCATGACCAAAGCCAGAGACTCTGGACGTTCTCCTTTTGCATCTGTAAAGTATGCACGGGCACTACCATTTACATCATGCGTCAGGTAAATCCATCCAGGTGTTCCACTATACTGAGGCACCTGACATGGGTCCGAGATTGGGGATCCCTTCCTTGCTAGAGGAGACAGCCGATAGAAGGCTTTCATACGTTGGAACATTTGTAGGGAGAGTTACTTCCTTCTCCTTGGGCGCTTCGCTGAAAGCGGGCTGAGAGGTGCGAGCCGGACCCGGATCGCGCGTATCTACAGGAGGAGGCAGCTTTGTTGTCACCAGCGGAACCTCGGGTGCCACAGGCGGTTCTTCAAATCGTACCGTCGGGACGGGTGCAGCAACAGGAACCGGAACCGGAGCCGCCACCGGAGCCGGAGGATACATTGTCTTGACCACGTAGAAGACAGCAATGTGAATGAGTACAATCATTATCAGCGTAGATGTTCCTACGGAAAGGATGCTCCAGACGTCCATTTACATATTGGAGACCTTTTCTAAGCATAGAACAAACCGCAATGTCCGAGACTACACAAACAGCTACCGTGGAGGAAGTGAAGCCCGCCCTTGTTCCGGAGCCGGTGGTGGCGGCAGTGGCTAGCGCTGTGACGTCAGTGATCCCCGACACGCTCAAGGGGGATGTGGAGAAGATTGTTAAGGATGTTCTCAAGACAGCCATCAAGGAGCTGCTTGAGGAGCTTAAGAAGTCGCCCCTTGGAAAGCTGGACAAGGATGGAGACGGTGTCATCTCTGTTGCGGAAGTCAAGGAGGTCGTGACGGAGCAGGCTCAGAAGCTCGGCTGTGCCCCGTCTTGCACGATTTCCTGAAAGAACCATGTATCCGTTCCAACCGTCTCCTTCCATACCCGCGGCGATGCAGAATACAGTGTAAGAGTTACAGTCTCGGTGTGATAAACCCGTGAAAACACATCCGCTTCATGCGGACGACTAAAAAAAGAATAGGTTCCATCTTGGTTCACCTGAATAACTTCCAGTGTTTTCTCATATTCGTTATACTTACCAAAGCCGGTATATAAATACCGGGTTTCGTAGGTTAGACCATTCTGTGTAGCGTAGGCCGCAGGGACGTCGGACTGAATCGTAATCTTCATTACTATACTGGCACGGTGTTTGCGAAAACCAAAGAGGTCAGCAAATCATTGCTCGCAGTGGTATCGTTCATCTTCTTCGTGACATCCACAAGCGCAGTGTGGAGAACGCTCCACTTCTCGGGATCGTTCATATACTTGGTCGTTCGCGTGCGGCCATCCGGAAAGGATTCCACCAACTCCGACTCGGATGCTCCCGACAGATCCATATAGACGCGGAGCTGAATTTCGTCGTACATTGGAACTGCTGGCCACCAACGAGTTCGGGCCTTGGAATCCACGATGCGATTGTGCTCCTTCACATATCCATCTGTGCGCCCCACTAGCTTGAACGATCCATAGTCCTTGCGGAAGGTCATTGTGTTTCGGTCAGCAACAACAACATCCTTCTCCTTCTCGTATGTATCCAAGATAGCGGCCTCATTGTTCGTCCCGCGCTGACGCTGAACTGCGCCCCGCACCTCTCCGACCAGCATAGAGCGGATCTCGGGCTTGAGCTCCGAATGACGAAGATCAAGGACCATTCGGGCCTGGGTCTCCACATCTGCTAGCGTATCACCAATGTCCGTGAGACCCACGCAGGCCCGAACCCCTGCTCCGACAATGTCCCGTACCGCCGATGTACGAAGAATAGTATCCTTGAGCTTTGACACAGCGACGCGGCCCTCCTTGGCCTCAATATCCGCAATGCGATACTTTGTAGTGAGGTTCTTGGAAAGAAGATCATACATGACCTCGTGGGGAGGCTGGTATGCGTGAAGACCGATGAGACCGGCGACCTTGGATGCGGAGATTTCGGGAATGTAGGGCAGCATTTTAAGGTGGACTGCCTGCGAAAAATTGGTTCCATTTTGACTACGCAAAGCTCTTCTGCATTCGGACAATGGCATCAATCCAGCCCGGCATTCCCTGTAGAACGTTAGAGACAGCAAGGGTGTTGCCAGCAACAACCGTTGCGTCAAACGTGGTTCCTTCACAGACAATCAGAACTGCAGCGATGAGCAAGTGTTGTTTGGACTTTGCATCGGTTGGGCTCCATCGCAGACAGTACATTTTGTACAGGACATCAATGACTGGTCGGGCGGTTGCTTGGGTCTGCTTGCGGATCGCATCCCAAAAGATCCAAACGGGGTGAGCTCCATGGGGCTCGGAGACAAACTCGTCAAATCGGTTGGTAAAGATGAGAGCTTGCTTGGTCTGTTTCTTGTGCTCTCGGCAGTACGCAAAAATCCATGCCATCCAGTACAATGCACGAGTGGCATCTCTGACATCAGACCGCAAGCAGTAGACGAATTCGTTGATCGGGACCGCCACGGGTAGGGGATCCGCTGGACGAAGTGAAAGCCGGGCAAACAACTGTGACGGGGCCTTAAGATGTTCCTGAATGGTCTGAGGATCAAAATCATGCAGAGGCTTGATTGTAGGAAGAGAGGGTAATTTGTTTTTCCGGCACCCAGCGAGTGTTGCCGCGACTTCGCAGACAATGTGACGAACATCAATGTTGTTGCGAATAGATGTCATTGTGCCGACCGTGAATGCGCTTTCAATTGGCGCATATCGTTCATAGGCCGAGGCCAGATAGAGAAATACGTTTGGGTTTGCGCGGTTAATGTGAAGAGCCGCTGCATCAAAAAGAGTTGCCCATAAGCTATGAACAAGTCCTGAGCAAAGAAGTTCAAGCGCCCAGTAGCATGCGTAATCTGCGTGACCAAGCTGCACGTTTTGAAGGAGAACCTTCACGACGTGCGACCGAGGGTGTCCACAAAATGTTGTCTTTTGAAAGTCGGCCACGGTCCGCGAATCAGTGACTTCCATTGTCTTCCTGTTTTAGTTGATCTGATCCGTTTATACGCGTGGAGGCTGTGCCATACGGGGTCCAAATAGATCAAAGAGCCCAGCAAGACTATCGGGTCTGCGCCGTATGAGCGGCCGAGAAAAGTACCGAAGAAGAAGGAAGATGCAGACCAGCGTTGCAATGGCAATCATCCAATTCAGAACAACCTCAATCCACGAAACCGTTGCCTTTGTTGCGTCCACTTGGTTCTTCTTGTCGATGTTGATCTGATTCTTGATGTTGTCTACCTGCTTTTGGAATGTTCGAACAGAAAAAGCCATGTCATCCTTGACGGTCAGGACCTTGTCTCGCAGCCCATTGATTACCTGAATGGTGGATGCTTGTTCTGTCTGCTTTGCTTTCAGATTGTTATACTGAGACACAAGACCATCAATGATGGGCTGAGCTTTTGTTTGTGCAATCCGCTCCTTCTCCGTTTCGGCCCATCCCTCGCCCTGAGTCAGCGTATAGTACGCAATGCGAGCACTCTGATATGCGTCTTCTCCCGCCGGGGTGCCACGGGCATTTTCGGCTGCTTGAAGGGCGTCAAACAATTGGTCTCTTCTAGTTGTTCTTCCAACGATTGCATTTGCAAGAGCAAGATCTTGAGTGAATTTGTTGTATGCGTCCACAAAATCAGCACCCCAGTTTATGTAGCTCGTTCCACGAATTGCTCCAGATGGGCCGCCGCCCGCCATAGGAGCGACGGATGTGAGCCCAAAGGATGTAATCGTTGCTCCATTCGAATCCTTGGCGACACAGGATGGCACGCCCTCTACGACTTGAAGTGTATACATTGTCGGGCACTTCACCACACATGCGCCCTGTGACATTACGAACTCAAGCGGACAGCCCATTATCTAGTAGATAGATAGATTCCGGCTGACGCTCCAACACACAGGGTAAGGAAAACAAGATAGGATGCATATTCAGCCGGAACAACCAAGAACTCAACCAAGGCCAGCAGTATTGTGAACAACACGGTCTGAATAACAATCAGGCTTGGTGCATTCAGAATTGCCCTCTTTGTCTCTTCAATCGGAACAGGCTGCACTTTACGAGATCTCAGGCTTTCGGACACTTCTTTTAGTCGGGTGCTTACGTCCGACTCCACTGCATAGCCTGCATATTGGGATCGGATGCTTTCGTAACTGTCTGTCGTCATTGTTTAACGATTAGGAACAAAACTCTTGAATGCACCCAGCATCGGGAGGATGACACGCACGTCACGAGTCGCCTGCATATCGCGCCATCCAAGCAAGTTGGGGCGCGCGGCCTGATTCTGAGTTACATACGGCGCGAGCGTGCTTGACATCCGAACAAAGCGAGTGAATTCAGAGGCATCGCCAACCATTGCACGACGAACGGGAGGATTTATCTGACCAAAGGGAGATGTGGGCATTTTGTTTTAGGAGAGGGAATATAATGAGCGAGCAAGTCGTAGATCAACCGCCGCCAGAGGTCGAGCCGCAGGTGCTGCCGCCGCCGCAAATCCGGACGTTCACCGGGATCCCCGATGAACTTCGGGCCGCTGTTGCTGCATATAGAACAAACTACGCGGCCTATACGGTGGCGCAAGATCCCGCTGCGAAGGCAGCGTATAAGACTGCGTCGGACAATGCCATGGCGACAATCAACAGCGTGATTGCGAATGCATCGGCCGCATCTAACGCAAATACAACGTATATTCAGAGGTTCATTGCCTCCTATCAAAATACAACTGGAGACATTGGAGAGCTGCAGGAACAGTCACGGGCTATTCGGACGCAGGGTCCGGCTCTTCAGAACACCCTTGCGCAGACACAACAGCTTCATTCGCGCACCGTTGCTGCTGCCGACGAGACATCTCTCTATGTCAAGGCGGGCATTGTGTTTGGACTGCTCATTGCGGCGGGCATTGTGGGGACCTTGTAACCCCCGCTTCGCAACAAGAGGATAAAAAACATGAGGGCGGCAATCCCCAAGGCAAGAGCATACCAAAAAAAGGTTGACTTGAACACTGCTTGATCTTGCGTCTGAAGCATATTGAGGGTCGTGTACTGATCTCTCTGTTCCTTCATGATAGACGCATCGTTCTGAATGCCTACCAGTTGCTGAAGCAACGCATCCCGATAGACGGTAATGTCTCTCGCACTGTCCTTTGTTGCGGCCAGTATCCCTGCCATGCGACTCAAAAGCGCCGCAAGTTCTCCGTTTAGCCGTTGGATCTCAGGAAGCTTTGTTGGGTCATTCGCAGCGACCAATCCATCGTACGTGGCGCGCTTGGCTTCATATGACGTTTGTAGGTCCTCCATTATTACTGAGCGACATTTACATCCTCAACACAGTAACGGTAGTAGAAACTGCGGCCGGCTGTATCGGAGTGGCGAGTTACCTCAATGACATCACCGGGAATGGCCCCGATCCACTTGACCATCGTATCCTGCGAGTCAATCCACGGCAGCTGGTTCTCCGGATTTGAGATCTTGAATGTGTCCAAGACCACCGTGCGCTCGGCATCTACAAGAACACGATGAGGCATTGCCATACGATGGGTCGTAATGTCAAACTGCAGCTGCCAAATATGAAACAGCGCAAGACGGTCCCTTGAATGAGACTTTGCCACCCGAAGCACATTCTCAGACGGCGGACTCATGGCCACAAGGACAATCCCGTTCGTATGCGCATTGTCCTTGGCAAAGTTGATCACGTTGGTAATGTCTGTGGAAAGGATTTTCTCCTTTTGGCTGAAGCAAACGAGCACGTCCCCAATCGTATAGAGCGTCACCTTCTCCATCTTCTTGGAATCGCTCGTGAGTCGCTCGGTGCTGGTCTCAAGCTTGCGGCGCCCGAGCATGATGCGAAGAGTGTCAAGTGCCTTGTCCTCCATTGTGATATCTGCTCTCTTACAAACTAGGACATTCGTTTTTTTCGGGACTTTGAACAATGAAGCAGTGGGTTTGGTTCTTTATCGCAGTTGCCGTTTTAGCATACGTTCTCAATCTGTTTGGTGTGGATCGGTTCTACGGCGGAGGTCCCGAGTCTAGATTTGATGATCGCAGCCAACAGAAACGCGCAATGGCTCACGAGGATTCCTCGTATGCCCAACAGACCAACCACTTTGTTCAGGACAACAGCGTAGGTGAAGCACTTGGCGTCGACACTCCTTGGCAGGTAAATCAGTTTAAGAGCCGTATGTGAGAAGAACTAATGATCGGGAAGGCAAAGATCCCAAAAGCGCTTCGTGAGCAGGTATGGTTGGTTAGTGTGGGACCCGTGTTCCAAACAAAGTGCAGGGTCTCGTGGTGTACGAATACCATGAACGTGTTTGATTTTCAATGCGGACACAATGTCCCTGAGAGCAAGGGTGGAAAGACAGATGTAAAAAACCTGATTCCCATCTGCTCTCGGTGCAATCTGAGCATGGGCAACCAGTATACGATTGACGAATGGACCCGGAAGTTTGCCGGTCCTCGCCTCTCATGCTGGACGTGGATTAAATATCTATGCTCAAGGTCTTAGACGGCAGCGGCTCCGGCTTCGTTCCCTCTCTGCGGTGGCGCTCCACGTCATCCCAAAATGCCCTCAGATCGGGGAGGTGGTCTGACAGCCAGTTCGGATCCTTCGGAACAAAGTCCTTCTTGATATCGGTCAGAACCCAATAGACATACTGATGCTCGTCGGTATGGACACTCTGCCATTGATGGAGCTCAACGGTATCCGGCTTGTAGTCCACCTTGCCGACAGGGTCAACCGCAAACACTCCCTTTGTGTCCGTGCTCTCGTCCCACTGGGTAAAGTTTGCCTGTTTGAACCGAAACTCCACATACTCACACTCATCAATCCCCGTGCACTCCATTTGCATCTGCATTTGGTGCACGTAGTAACTTGGGATTTCGTCCTTGCGCGCGCGGCTCATTGGACACTTGAACTCTACCAAGCGACCGTATCGCATGGGGTCGGCATCCGCGTAACGAGGCACGATCAGCCCGTCGGGAGATGCGCCGAGAAACTTGTGAACTGGATGCTGACAGCAGCCCACGTCAATAATATCGCAGCCAGTCGTGTCTTCGTAGATCTTCTTTGCCACGGGCTCAAACCGAGTTCCCCAAATCAATGCGGGAATTGCATTGAATGGATTTGAGTCGCTCTTGGTCGGTGGCTCCAGCTTCTTCTCTAGAAGCTCAAGACGAGATGCGGCTGTCTGCCACACTTTTGACACCTCAGACGCCGTGATCATAGTGCCCCTCTGTGCATGCCAGGCATCGGTGCGCTGATCTTGCTTTCCATACAGACGCACGGTCCGCTCAAATGCTCGGTCACGCATCCACATCCTTCCCGCCGGTCCCGTCAGAATTCTTTGTGTCACTTGCATCACTTCCCTCCTTAGAGTCCGATACGAAAGCTCCGGAGACAGGGATTTGCACAGCGTGACAAAATGGCGTAGACGGGCGTTGAGGTGGGTATACGGCCGGTTCTCCAGTAGGTAGGACGTTAATGCCTCCTCCATTAGGGTTCTCTATCTTGCTCTCCGAAAGTTCATTTTTACGCTCTCGGAGACGTGTCTCAAAGTCACCGGCGCCCATGACGCCCAGCTCGGACGTGCGGCTAAACATCTCCTCGTACATCTTCTTGAACTCAATGTCTATCTCATCCAGCTTGCCAAGAGGAACGCCCTTGTCTTCCATCATCGGCAGCACATCATTCTCCTCAAACACGGGATCGGGCAGCGGAGGTTGAGCGGCAATCATCTCTTGCGCCGATGCATACTCCGTGTACTCTTGCGTGTTCCCAGGAAGGATGAACTTACCTTCAAGTGCAAATCCAACAGACGCAGGGGCGCTGATATTCTCATCACGAGGCTCACGGGGTTCAAGAAACTTGGCAATCTCCTCCTCAGATCCGATAATGGTTGTCGGGGCATTCACCGCAGCCATTTGTCTTTATCTTACCAACCCACTTTAAGCGACAATACCGCAGTAAGATTACAAATGGAGACTATTCAGAATCGTGATCACTGGGTTCTTCATCGCCTAGAGAAGTTCTATTCCGACGAAGAGAAGTTCAAGAAGGTTCAGACAATCCTGTCTGGCGAGTCTAGGGTCAGTCTTCGCCTGCTGGACTGGCTTGTCACCAATTATGCGAAGAAGCACAATGTTGCGTATCTTGTTGGATCCAGGCACGTCATTGTCTACCTTGCTTACAAGTCTCACCTGAAGGCGTACAGCAAAAAGATGTTTGACCCGTTCTGCCGTTGGAAGCGCATTCAGTTCATGGGACTGGACACCACCGTTGGACAGCTCAACTTCTTTGAGTGGGCAATCCAGGATGAGGTTCTCAAGTACTTGGAGGACAATTACGATGCGATCCATGCAGATATGGATGAGTGCTCCACCACCATTCAGCCCAAGACAGCGGCAGATGGGACCCGTCGCAAGAGACATGAGCTTAGTCGGTCGGCAACGAAGGCCGTGCGTCACCACGATGTGAAGGTTGTTGTCTCCTTTGAGTAATGCAGTCGGTCTTGGATCCAACTGTTCTCTACACAGACCTCTCGCGCGATGTCGTAGAGCACGATGTGGACGTTGTCTCTGATTTGTGGACTATGGACGACCGTGATGTCTATCGGGGATCCCGCGATACATCCTATTCGCACGCCAATGTCTATTGGCTCTATACAGAAGATCTAGAGCGCACAGGGTTGGTAGAGCATTCCCTGTCCGATCATGCTGATTTTCGTATTTTGTGGTTCAATGAAAACCCATTCGCCATGCTGTTGCAGGAGGAATGGACGACTGAGGACAGTCTATGGTCTATGTTGCCACGCACAACGGTTGAAACGTTTCTTGCGAACGACTGGACAACACCAGCCCGAATTTTGAATGCGTGTTTATATGGACCCACTCGCATTCTTGGTGTTCGGGATGTGCTGAATCCTCCTGCCATGTACAGCTGTTCGGAGTGTGGGAAAAAATCACTGGATACGTTCCAGTGTGGAGACGTGCGGTCTCAGATAGACTTCCCATCCAAAACAAAAATAGTATTTATTGATGACGACCTCTATGTTTGTCGACCTCCGCCTAGCTCACGTGTATGGGACCTTCTCGGGTTTAGATCGCCGAAGGCTGAGCAACCCGACGACGGGCCTGCTTTGCCGGTGCCGGAGTCTGAACCACAGGTGCAGCCTGAACAGGCGCAGTCTCATGATCCTCCTCCTCCTCCTGATCCTCCTCATTCGTCGCCGTCGGAATCTCTGCCGCCGCCACCGGCACCTCAGTAGACTCCTCCTCGGCATCGAACATCTGCGCAGCCGTCACACGCTGCTGAGCGGACACCTGAGCATAGGAGATGCGCCACGTGACGCCGAATCCCTGTCCGGATACATAGATGCTCGGACTGACAATGAACCGAGCCTCCATACGCTTCGGGAACACCTCCGAGAGGTTCTCCGGCGTGAGCTTGATCGGGCGGTTCGCCATGTCCACCGCATCCATGCTCACCGTAAGCACGCCCTTGTCATTCGGATACACCGGCACCTTCATGCGGAAGCTAGGCGGATACTTGCCATTCGGCACCCACTCAGCACCCTGCTTCTCCACACTCGGACTGACCAGCGACTTCATGCTGTCACGGAGGACATCCTCCTTGCGAGCACGACCGAACCACAGCGTAGACTTCTCCACGCTCGTCTTGATGATCTTCTCCTCAAGATCCTTGAGGAAATTGTACATCTGACCAATCTCCCCTGCATCGCCATTCGCACGCTCCTTGGCATACGAATCGCAGCCACGCAGACTTGCGAGCATCGTATAGTTGATGCCATTCTCAGTCTCCTTGATGGACACGCCCATAGGGTACTGAAGCTTGGGAACACGCATTTGGAAATTCTGCCCATTGTACTTGATCGGGATACTCTTGGACCCGTTGTTCTTGCTGATGCGGATGTCGCCGAAGGTGACCTTGCTGATGTCGAGGTTGGAAGCGTTGATGGTGGCGTTGACGGACATTTTGTTCTGGGTGTGTGGTTATATCGGTCTGCTAATCTGTAGATCCATTTTGTCCGCACATTTCCACTTTCAAGAACTATTCCTAGAAAGACAATGGTCAGGTGTGCAGCAACGAAGCGAAGAGGCGCAACCATACAATGTTCATCAAATGCAATGAACGGTCACTCGCTGTGTGGCACCCATGCTCGGGCTAAACAAGTGGAGATGTGGAAGGAGACCGACACATCCCTCGTGCTCTGTCAGTCACTGGCTCGGCGGTGGCTTGTTCTTCGCATTTTGCGTCTTGCGGGTCCCGGAGTTCTGTCTCGGAAACAGGTCACTAACGGTGAGGAACTTGTTTCGTATACCGATGCGTCTCGCCAGCATCCGCTTGAGTACTTTGCGTTTGAGGAGAATGGCAAAGTGTGGTGGTTTGATTTTGCATCTATTTGGGTTTGGTCACTCAAGTCCCTTGAACCTGTCAATCCCTATACTCGCTGTCCACTGTCCACTGAGGTTCGCAAGCGCCTTCGAGAAATGTGGATACTGCGAATACATCGCAAATTGAGTGTGCCGGCAGACGCGGTAAATGGAGACGATCGCATACGCCAACGCTGGTCTCTGCTCTGTCAGGTCTTTGCAGACAATGGATTCACAGATGTATCTCTTGAGCAGTTTGTTTCTCTGGGAAAGGCATCCCATATTGCCGTGTGGCGTTTTTTGAGAGATGACTGTCCTATTGCAAGTCCGGGCTCTTCGTATATGTTGTCTTCGCAGCTCCTTGCTGCAAATGTTCCAACGTACGTTGTCAATTCGTTACGAATGCTGATACGGCTTGTCACTCTTCAGAAGGAACCCTATGTCACCGTGTTTAACGTCATGTCGGCGATTTATCGGTGCTGATATAAAATGGATTTAGGATGAGCTGTTTTTTTGATGGTGTCGTTACCATGAATATCTTCGCTCTCTCCATTGACCCCCGCATCGCTGCTGAGTACCACTGCGACAAGCACGTAGTCAAGATGATCCTTGAAAGTGCGCAGCTGCTATACTGCGCCCACTGGGTCAAGAACCCAGAGAATGTCCCCTTAACTGCATACCGCAAGACCCATCCCAATCACCCGTGCTCCATTTGGGTCCGCGAGACCACCGAAAACTACCGCTGGCTTGTCACTCTCGGCCTTTGCTTGTGCCAAGAGTACACGTTCCGGTATGGAAAGACGCACAAGACCCAAGCTCACCTGGAGTGGCTTGCCGCCAACATCCCGCCTCTGCCCCCGGGGGATCGGACGCCTTTCCGGATGGCCATGCCGGATGAATACAAGCAGGACGACCCCGTTCTTGCCTATCAGGCATACTACCTCGGCGCCAAGGAACGGATGCTGAAGTTTTCCAAGAGACCCCTCCCCCCATTTGTGGAAAAGAAAAGGGTTTAGATGACCGCCGATGGTAAGAGTATACCAGTGCGTTAAAGATGTCTGCCTCTTCTTCTGTTTCTAAGTCAAACAAGATGCCTGCCGCCAAGAAGTCTGATGCCGCCGCCCCCGTTGTCGTCGCCGCTGCCCCTCCGGCTGCCCCCAAGGCCGCCGAGCCGAAGGCCCCCAAGACCAAGGTCGCCAAGATCGCCACGCCCGCGAAGGCGGAGGCCACGGTGCCCACGGTTGCCACCCCGGCCGTCGTGCCGGTTGTGGCCGCGCCGGCTGTCTCGTCGGAGTCCCAGCTTGTGGCGCTCGCTGAGACGCTCAAGGCGCTCAGTGCCGATCTCTCCACCCGTGTCCGCGACGCCGTGAAGGCGGTGCAGGAGGCGGCCAAGTCCGCGAAGCGCGAGGCCCGTGACTCCAAGAAGAAGAAGAAGGTTGACCCGGCTACGCTGACGCCGGAGCAGCGCGCGGCCTGGGAGAAGCGCCGTGCCAACAATGCTTTTCTCGTTCAGCGCCCGCTGACGGAGGAGCTGTGCCACTTCATGGGCCTCAAGTCGGGCGAGACGCGCTCGCAGACGCAGGTGACGAAGTTCATCAGCGAGTATGTCAAGAAGCACTCGTGCTTTGACCCCTCGTTCAAGCGTCGCATTCTGCCGAACGCCGCGCTCGCCAAGCTGCTCCGCGTGTCGGACAAGGATGAGGTGACGTACCTGAACCTCCAGTCCTTCCTGAAGGTCCACTTCATCAAGACGGCCCCGAAGGCGTAGATGTTGCGTGATACCAAGTGAAATAGTAAAAATCATAAATACCAAGCTCTTTTAGCTCAGAGGTAGAGCACCCGCTTTGTACGTCGGAAGCAGCGGTAGGTCGGTGGTTCAATTCCACCATGGAGCAGCCCGTCTTTTTAGCTCAGGGGTAGAGCAGTTGTTTTACTCACAACGAGTCGATGGTTCGATTCCATCAAAGGACACACTCGCAAGCTCGTTCTTGCACCCCGCACCGCGTTCATCGTCTAGTGGTCAGGATCAAAGATTTCCAATCTTTAAACTGGGGTTCGATTCCCCATGAACGCAACTATTGCTACGGATCTCCGTGTCAATACTTTCTGTTCGTGATACAATGGAGTCGGGCAAGAAGACCCGCAGGAACACGATGGCACAGCTTTTGGATGAGAATGCAGCCAAGGGTATTGTGGTTCCCGGCATGGAGAAGGGTGTCTGTCAGGACGTATGGAATGCTGGACTAAAGCATTATGTGGATGGATGGTGGAGAACGCCGGATGGATGGAAGTTCGTCACTCGGTTTTTTCCTGTCTTTGTCAAGAAGAACCCGGACACCAAGAAGTCCTTTAACTGCGACGTAAAGAATGAAGGAGGTCAGTACGTTCTTGCTACGCTTCCGGGGCGGGACAAGTTGGCTGCCTATCTGAAGTCCATTCCGATTTGGAAGGATTTAGAGTCTCTTCCCGATGGACTGTATACGTGGATCTTTTACCATCGTGCGGCAAGTCCTGTTCAGTTTGCGGCCACGACAACATGGTCGGCACTGGAAATGGGAACGACGCATCTTGCAATTGCAGCACGCGTAGGGGCCTCTGCAGTGCACGGGGCTGGTGAACTGCGGAAGTCAGGTGACACCTATACGTATAATCTGCTGTCCGGTACGTTCACGGGTGAATGGAAAAAGAAGATGAAGGGGGAGTGCACGCCGGATGCCTTAGAGGCATATATTGATACTGAGTTCAACCGACAGTTTCCCGATGCTGAGTTAAGTAGGACAGACGCAACCCTGATTGATCCCAATCTTCCTATAACAGAAGACGAGATTGCTACGTACACCAATGCAGGGTGGACCTTCCAGTTCTTCCAAACACAAAAGGACTGCCTAGATGTAATGAACAAGAAAGGCGGTCGTCGGACAACTCGGCGTGGTGGTGCGTTGAGTGAGGCACAAAGAATACTAAAGGCCAAGCAGGTTGCAGCGGTTCAAGCGGCCTTGCGTGCGGCAAAGATTCGCGAGCTTGTTCGGTCTATCACGCGGTCGCGTCGTGAGAACCGCCCACACTGGCGGGGTCCATCGGAACAGAAGCAGAAACATCTGTCTGAACTGCTTTACGAAGACGACCAGCTACTTGCGAAGGGCAAGGGCCGGAGATCTACACGCCGGAAGTGATCAGTTCATGAGGCATTTCTAAGTAAAGCACGGTGCTAAAGAACGGCGACAGTCGGCCATCCAAGACCAGTGCGCGCTGCTTGGGATTCTCTTTGAGGGTCTTGGTCATACGTACAAGCACTTGGCGTTTGTCCACGATGGACTTGACCTTGATTTTGCAGGTTCCTTCATGCCATCCACAGAGGGTTGATTTCTTGCAGGCATTTTCTACCATCTGCCCACACGGTGTGCGAACCTTGTTCACAAACTGAACAGGCTCATTCACCTCGTCCCAATAGGCTTCCCGTTCTAGCCATCTAGACAGGTCCTTGTAGAGCGTAGGCCCCGGGGTTTTTATGGAGTTGCGCAGCTCTTCGTGATCGGCTTCTTGGATATCCTTGGACAATGAGAACATCAGGAACTCAAAGACTTCGGACGAATATGTGATTTCACTCGCAAGTCTCAGATCCTCTCGGTTGGGTTTTCCAGTGACGAGCACCTCTTCGGTCTTTTTGCGGATAGTGTCCATCACCTCTCGCGCTGGGGCATCCTCGGCAGCTTTCTCTGGACGAAACGGTGCGCGAAACCCAGACTCCAGCAAGAACTCCGTATGTTCGCCTGAAAAGGATGACAGTTGATCCGTTTGCTTGAAGCCGGCGTGGCGCGTATCTGCCAAGAAGGTAGAGAGTCTTTCTTTTGTTGGTAGTTCCTCCGGCTTGACGTCAGCATACCCCGACTTCACGGGAACACCTTCGGGGATCTCTGTATTCACCGGAAGCACAGGGAGGACAGTCTCTTGGGGAACAAAGACCGCTTGAATACGCTCAAAGGGATCCAAAATAACCTGATACGAGGACATACCTTTTGCCATCAGCTCCTTAACTGCATCATCAAACGTCGGGACAGCTGCCGCGCATGCTTGACTGTGAAGCCTGCGAAGAGTGTTCTTTGCGGTCTCGTCAAACTTGCTAACGTCCGCTACATAGTCAAATTTCGTGCCTGTGTTTCCGGCCCGACGGGATACTTTTCCAAGCACATCTGTGTCCAGCAATACGAGCGTACGCGATCGCGCACTGGTCTTGTCTGACCAAAACCCACAGGACAATGTGTTGGTGGTGGTGTTGATTCGTATGACACGACAATCAAGCAGAAGGGAAATATACTCAATCTCATCTAGACGGGACAGTGTCTCTTCACGAAACGCCTTATCAATGCCATCTGTGATGCGTTCAATCAACGTATCGCCCTCACCCATAGCGGTCCATGTACGAAAGAAGGAGCACTGAAGGATTTTGTCCCTTGCGTGAGCAGGAGAGGGAAGGGGTCGGCGGTCGTCCAACAGAACAGGAAGGGTTTTGCGAGGAAGACCCATTCCAACACGAAACATGTCCGTTGCCGACGCTTCAATTCGGTTCCTAGGACATGTTGTTGCGTAGTTTGTCTTTACGCCGATGCGGCTAGACAGTTCAGTGGGCAGATAGGCAATACGAAGAGGAGGAATGACGCCTGACGTCAAGACATAGTAGTCATCGGTCTCTACCTTTGGTCCTAGAACAGCAGTGCTGGCAGCGGGGGCGGCCTTTTGATAGCAACAGGGGACACTCTTCTTGCTGGATGTCTTCTCAGAGGGTTTCTTCCACTTGGGATACGTAAATCCAGTCTTGCGTTTGATGACGGTAAATTCACGAGTATCTTCCTTGTCTGTGATACGAACCTTTCCATTGCATTCAGGACACCGCTGGATGTTGTCGTCTCCCACAACAAGCTGACTTTCAGACAGGGGAATTTCATCCCGAATACACCAATATTGCGGGCAAATTCCAATACCCTTTTCAAGTGGCATCTTTTCTGCCTCGGGCGCGCTAGAGTAATTGTACTTGTCACCCATTCGCTGCTGATCCGCCGGCGTAAGAATCACAACTTGGGCAAGCTTTTCGCACCTCTTGGTGTAATCGTCATCAACAAGTTTGGAATCAATTTGCATTACACGGTCGTTGAAGTAATTGTGCGTGGTCAGCGGGCCGCCCTTCTTGACCTTGAGCATCGGTGCGGGTCCAGCGGCAGGGGCGGCGGCGGCGTTGCTGGGAGCTTGTTGGGCCTCGGCTTCAACGGCGGCAATGTCCTCAGCAAACGCTCCCAAATCAAGGTCTGTATCCTCAACTTGTACGGTTGTGGCCACACCGGCCGAAGGCTCCACCACCTCAAGACGTCTAGGGCACACTGCGTTCACCTCCTCCTTGTCCGATGTCAGTACGTAGCGCAACATGCTTGCATAGTCAAGTGTGCGGTCTACATTCTTGACAAATTTGATCATAACGTCTTTTGACGAGAAGGAAATCACAGGGTAGCTATTGATGACCTTATCAAAGTTGAAGTTTGCATCCTCTTCTAAGCGCCTGATCTTTTCAATCATCTCTTTTGCCTCTTCGTCCGATAGACCCAGCTCTGTTTCCAGAGACCCTTCAGCCTGAAGAACTGCATACGCACGAAGAACATCGTCCGATACATCGGTTTCCTTGTCGGCACGCAAAAGACGGAACGTATTGTCTTGGTAGGTAAAGACACTCTGTAGGCAGTTGAAGCGGCGCATATCAAACTCCGAAATCTCCTTGGTATACGACGCAAGAACAGAGAGATCGTTCAGAACCCAGCGAGAGGTCGCGATATCCGTCTCTACCAAAAACGGCATGACAGCATCCAACGACTGCATCCACTTCAGCGCAGAATCCCGTAATTCGTCTAGGTCCTCTTTGGACTCCTTGGATCTCCACGTGGAGACCGTGATGTCCTTGGGTGTGATGGCGATGCGATCAAACGAGTTTCGCTCTTTCCCGCGGTAGAGAAGGAGGGTTGGAAGTCGCCGCTGAGGCTGTGTCCCCGCAGTCCATGTTTTCCACATGGTCATATCCAGATAAGGCTCCTTTGTTGCCGAATCCTCCACATAGAACTTGTGCCGAGTGGTTTCGCTCTTGGATGTAAAATAGCTGATCACCGGCGTAGTTGTGGATACAGTCAGACCGTAGAAGATCTGTTCAAACCGGACTCTAGGAGACGTGAAGCGAGTTGAAATCAAGGGAATATACC